AGCTTATCCCCCAGCATCACCAGACAGAGAATTACTTTAGGCTATATAATGGTTCGGTGATTTATTATGGCGGGATTGGGGATGACCGTGAAGGCACGACTAGAGTTAAGAATATGACGCTAGGTTTTGTGGCGGTTGACCAGCTAGAGGAAGTAGAAGAAGTTAATTGGAACTGGTTACTAAGCCGCCTTAGATTACAACTTCCCAATATTCACTATAAGGCTATTGCTACCGCTAACCCTGCCCCTGGGTGGGTTAAGAGAAAGTTTGTAGAATCAAAGTTAGAAAATCATATCTTTATTCCGGCACTCCCAAAGGACAACCCCTATTTACCACCTGATTATGAATCTAATCTTAGAAAATGGTTTCCCCCTGAAATGGTCAAGGCTCTTTTGGATGGTGACTGGGATGCGCTAGAAGGTGGCAATTTTCTATTCAGATATAACGAGATTAAGAATGGTGCGCATAGAGAACTTGAGGTTAAAGAGGATGATACCAAGTGGGCGGGCATAGATATAGCCCGTGAAGGTGATGATAGTTGTGTATTTACTCTTAGGCAAGGCTCTAAAGTAATCTATACCGACTCTTGGGGTAAAACAGACCTCATGGAATCTACTGGTATAATCTTACAGAAGATAGAACGCTTTAACATAGACCCCAAGAACGTCAATCTAGATGCCGTAGCTCTCGGAGCTGGTATCTATGACCGATTAAGAGAACAGAAGGTCTATATTAATGGAATCATAGCAGGTGGCGAGCCTATGGACAAAGAACACTACGTCAATTCTAGGGCTGAGATGTATGATAACCTAAGAAAGCGATTTGAGGCGGGGACTATCTCCATACCAGACGACCAGGATTTAATAGCACAATTAAGTTCAATCCGGTTTAAGATAGCATCGGATAAGAAACTCCAAATAGTAAGTAAAGAGGAAATGAAAAGGACTTATCATTTAAAAAGTCCTGACAAAGCTGATTCGCTGGCGTTGGCGTTTTATGAGCCTATTCAAAGGAATCCTGCTATCAGATGGCTATGAATCCTTATTGGAAACTCTATGCTAAGATATTTAATATCAAAATATGCCGTAGTTGTGGCAGAAAACTAGACTTAGATTATAAGAAACGGCGTAGGGGTAAACTCTGCATCTATTGTTATGTTAATGACCTCTTGACATTGATACATTATAATTAACAATAGGAAACTATAAACGTTCCCCTATCTTTTTATGTCTGCATTTTGCAACGCCTTGCACAATCTTTTTTCAAGGGGTAACTATTGTCAATAATAGATAAACTATTTCGTAGTAAAGCCCCTATACCTAACCGCAACTTCTATTATGGCGGAATAACCCCTCCCAGTATGAATACTGAGGGGTTTCTTAGCGCATACTCACAAATTGGCTGGCTTCACGCTGTTGTGTTTCGTATAGCTCTTGGCTGTAGTGAAGTTGAGTGGACATTATTTGACACAAGTAACCAGGATAAACCCAAGCAGATATTCAAACATCCTATTTTAACGCTCTTAAAGCAAGTCAATCCTTTTCAGACTTCCAATGAATTTATAGCTCTAGATACGATTTACAACGAACTAATTGGTGAATCGTTTTGGGCTTTAAACTTTAATGCTTTAGGTGAGCCTGCCGAAATAATTTTACCCTATCCGAATAAAATGTCCATTGTCCCTGCTAAGAACTTCCCTTTCGTTAAAGGTTATGTCTATGGGACAGGGGCAGATGCAGTTCCCTTTGATGTAAACGAGATTATACACTTCAAATATCCAAATCCTCTTAATCAGTACAGAGGATTAGCACCGGCAAAGGCTATTGGAATTAACCTTGATGCCGAACAGAACGCTGACAAGTGGGTTAATCAGTTCTTCTATAACTCTGCTAGGCCGGATGGGGTTATTCATTTTGATTATGACCTTAGTGATGAACAATATAGCAGATTGCAAAAACAATGGAGTTCAAATTATAGGGGAGTTAATAAAGCTCACCAAATAGCTATCCTTGAGGGTAAAGGGTCAACATATACACAAATCCAGAACACCATTAAGGATATGGACTTCCCTAACTTAAAGCAAAAGAACAGGGATGTTATTCTAGGTGTATTTGGTATGCCGCAATCCGTAATGGGCATATCTGAGAACGTCAACAAGGCTAATGCCGAAGCTGGTGATTATACTTTTGCTAGATGGATAGTCAAGCCAAGATTAGACTGGAAGAAAGCCAAGATACAAGAACAGTTAATTCCTAAATTCAGACATTCAGAGAATCTTGAAATAGGTTTCAAGGAAGTAGTCCCTGAGACAACTGAGCAGAAGATTAGTGCTGCTGAATCTGGTATGAGAGCAGGGTACTTAACAATAAACGAAGCTAGGAAAACGCAAGGATTAGACCCTATTCCTAATGGCGATGTTTTGTTAGTGCCTCTTAATCTGATACCTACTCCTATTGTTGGGAGCAAGGTTGAACCACCTCCAACACCTAAATCAAAATCCTTAACCCCTGACCAGAAACGTCTACACTGGGAAGCCTACGCACAGAAAACAGAACGTCAAGAGGAAATGTTTAAGAGAGTATTTAATGACGTTTTTAGGAATCAAAGTAGCCTTATAAGCGACTATTATAGCACGAATGGTCAATTACCTACCTTGATTGACGAAGATATAGCGCCAAAATTTGAGACTGCTATACAGTTGGTTTATGAGGATGCTTTTGAGGGGGCAGTTTAAATTAAACCCTGTTTGTTAGCTTTTTGAAGCAATCAAACTTACCACAAGTTTTAGGTTTATAGTTAGATAAATGCTCATATTCTTTGCCACAGATAGGGCAAGTCGCTTTTATCCATTCTAACGGTAGTTTCTTTTCAATTCTACTGCCTATAGGCAAAGTTAATTCATGGTAATAATCTTCTCTATAATTACTCATCTTCTCTACTCCTTAACATATTGCAACTATTGCAAAATCTATCCACATTTAACTGATTTTTGTATTACAGGACAATATCTAAACTTATTACAATCCATCCCCCAAGTATAATGTGGTTTTTTATGAGGGCAATTTTCTTTAGAACAAGCATAAGATAGCGAGCAAGTAGCGTTCTTTTTATGTTTCATACTTATATTATAAACTACTTATTCTAATTTGTCAATACCCTAAAGGAAGATATTTTTATGATAGCTAGATGTCCACAATGTAATTCTGTATGGGTTTGCTGGAATTGGATAAATGCTTGGGGTGGAGACTTTGAAAAGTATGTTGAGATGAACCCTCACATTACTAGAGAAGAACTTAAAAAGACACAATGGGGGCATAAGTGTTGGAATTGTGGGGATGAACTTGGGGGGAGTTGTTTTGAGACTGAAAATAAAGTTACTAACGGTGTACCTTATTGGCTATTAAGATTATACGGGAAGATAAAATGGCGATAAAACAACTTGATTCTTATGCCCTAGAATGGATTAAACTCCGTTCTTTAACTCTAGCCAAGTCTATCAATAAGACTACACTAGAGGCTTTAAGGAATGAGTTAGCTTTGGGTTTTCAAGCAGGAGAATCTATACAGCAACTTACCAAGAGGATTGAGGGATACTTTGAGACTAATGCTAAAGCCAGGGCGGAGATGGTGAGTAGAACTGAAACAATAGCAGCTTCTAATGAAGGTGCTTTACATAGATACGAGGTTGAAAATGTGGGCAAGTCGGAATTTTATCCTAGCCCTGACGCTTGTGAGCAATGTTTACCTTTGGCTGGTGAATATATTACTAAGGATTCTCATGGCATGATACCAGTTCACCCTAATTGTAGGTGTGTATGGCTTCCAGTAGTGTAACAATAAAATCCTATCGCAAAGAACGAGAAAAGGAAATCCTTGATGACTTACAAAAGGGATTAGAAAAAGTAGGTCTAATTGTAGAACGTCAAGCCAAGATAAATGTTAGCCAATCTACAGGACATCCACAGGTTCAAACAGGAAGATTAAGAAGCTCGATAACTCATAACGTAAGCACTAATGAAGTTGAAATAGGCACTAATGTTTACTATGGCAAGTACCTTGAATTTGGTACTTCTAAAATGCCGAATTATCCTTGGTTGTTTCCTGCTGTAGAGTTAAAGAAATCTGAAATCATATCAGCCCTTAAGGGGCATGAATTTACAATAGAATAAACTTCTTGGAGGTGGTAATGGACACTATTTATAAGATTATAGAAGATTGTGAGGTTAAGAAAGTAGGTGAACGCCAATACGAATTCACCGCTTCAACCTCAACACAGGATAGAGACGGGGAGGTCATAGATGCTACTGGCTGGGATTTAAAGAATTTCAAGAAAAACCCAGTCATAATGTATGCCCACGATTATCGTACTCTACCTATTGGCAAGGCTTCAAGGGTTTGGTTGCATAATGGGACTCTGAAAAATACGGTAGAATTCCCGCCTGAAGGCACTTATGAATTCGCTGATATTGTAGAGAGACTGGTCAATACAGGTTACTTGAAAACTGAGTCAGTAGGCTTTATCCCTAAGAAATGGGAAGATGGCGATGGTGAGAAAGCCCCTAGACGGACTTACACCAAACAAGAATTACTTGAGATTTCAATAGTACCCATTCCCTCTAACCCTGATGCTTTAAGAAACGCTGTCGAAGAAGGAGTAATTACAACTAAACAATTCGAGGCTATCACTACAGATTTAGAACCTGATGATGAGCCTGAGATTATAGAAGATAAAGAGGTTATAACCAAACCAGAAGAAACAGACGAGTTTATCCGTATCCCCGTTAGAGATTGTAAAGTAACAGCTACAATAGACATATCAAAGAAAGAAGGAATCTCGGCTTTATATTGTGGTAAGGAAAAGCAAGTCAGAACTTATTTATTTAGAAAAGACCATGATTGGACAATGGCTCGTGCTAAAGCGTGGGTTAAAGAACATGAAAAGAAAGTAGCCCATGAGGTTAGCCAGGCTGGAATCATAGATGAAATAGATTACCTTAAAGGGCTTATAGAGGAAGCGGGGCTTTCAGATGAAGGGAAGGAATCATTTGAGGATTTAATGCGTGTATCAGGATACGACAATCCTGTTTATATAGAACCTGAAGATACTATGCTTCAGGATTCACTTAAAATACTAGGCGAAATAATCAAAGAACAATTGGAGGTACTATAATGCCAGAACTTAAAGAAGAACTGGAACAGACAATAAAACCCTTGACTGATAAAGTTAAGGAATTAGAGAACGAATTAAAAGAGTATAAGGAAAAAGATATTACTCGCAAAGTCCCTGCTGATGAAGTAAAGGTTATTAAAGATGCAGGAGACCAACCTTGGGAATCTCTAGGGCAACAGCTTATAGCAGTTAAAGACTTTGCTATGAGTGGTGGACTAAGGGCAGACCCAAGACTAAAAGCCCCTACTGGGCTTTCAGAGGGTCAACCCTCAGAGGGTGGCTTTCTAGTCCAGACAGACTATGCTACTTCACTTTTAGAGAAGGTTTATGCTGATTCTAGTGTAGTCTCACGAGTAACGAGGATGCCTATTAGTGCTAACTCTAATGCTATCAAAATACCAGCAGTTAGTGAATCTTCACGGGCAGATGGTTCTAGGTTCGGTGGAATCAGGGCTTACTGGTTAAATGAAGCAGGGACTAAAACCCCTTCACAGCCAGCCTTTGAACAAGTGGCACTAGAGCTTAAGAAACTAATCGGATTGTGTTATGCAACTGAT